CAGAGATCAACAGAATGGTACGGTCGTACAGAAACCGTCTTGTTGACGTGCGCGCCGAGCAAATTGCCCGCACTAGCGCGACTCGCGTAGCAAGCCAAGTCCAGGATTTGGCGCTAGAGGCAGCTGTTCAGGAGGGCGTATTAGACCCTAATAAGACGGTAAGAGTTTGGAATCGTATATCGGACGATCGCGTGCGAGATCACCATGACGTGATGGAAGGGCAAACATCCCCTTTAGGTGGGGTGTTCGTAGACGGCAAAGGTAACAAATTAAGGTATCCGGGTGACCCGTCTGCGCCTATAGATACGGTGGCAAACTGCCGTTGCACGTTAACAATACGTTCAGGTTAGTGTAATACTTGCACGAACGTGCAAAAGTAGCTATGGTTAGCCGAAAGAGGACGGGTACTTATGGATCAATTTACGGTAACTTCCGACGTTTGTAAAGTCGACGAAAAACTCGGCCTAGTGTTCGGATATGCCATGGTTTGTAAAATAGGTGGCGAACCGTATTTCGATACGCAAGGCCACCATATTCCTGAAGATACCATGTTGCGCAAAATGGCAGAGTTCATGCAGAACGGTGCCGTAGCAAAAGAAATGCACGCGGGAGAGTCAGTAGGTACCTACGTATTTGCGTTCCCGATGACTGAAGATATCGCTAAGTCTCTCGACATCAATGTGAAGATGACGGGTGCGTTGGTCGCAATGAAGCCTAACAATCCTGCCATATTGGAAAAATTCGCTACTGGCGAGTTTACTGGTTTTTCAATCGGCGGAACTGACGCGAAATTTGAGGAAGTGGGCGAAGGATGAAAAAGCTAATTCTGCGTGACTTTACCCTTGAAGAAATTTCAGCGGTCGATCGACCCGCTCAAACCCCCGCTAAAATGTCTATCATTAAACGTAATCGGCCTGCCGACAGAGGTACTGTTATGACTACTGAAAATATGAACCAAACAGAACTGGATGCGCTGACTAAGCAAGTCTCCGATCTGACTGACCAACTTTCCCGAGCGGAGAAAATGGCGGGCATGAGCGATGCAGAAAAACAATACATGGCCGGCATGAAAGATGACGAGAAAAAGGCTTTTTCAGATATGAAGTCTGAAGATCGCAAAAAAATGATGGAAATGTCCAAGCGTGCTGACGAGACTTTGGAAATAAACGGCAACGTGCTCATCAAAAGTGTCGTTGGTGCTGAAATGTTCGAAGTCATCAAAAGCCAGCAAGCGCAAATCGTTAAGCAAAGAGAAGAAGTGCATAAGGCACGGGAGCTTGCCATTACCGCGACTTTTATTAAAAAGGCCAGCGAAGAGTATTCACACGTACCCGGCACTAACGAGGAACTGGGCGCGCTACTGCGAGAAACGGCAGATCTGTCGAAAGGGGCGCAGGATACACTTTCTGCAGTTTTAAAAGCGCTTCAAGAAACAAACGCACAGGCTTTCATTACTAAAGGTCACGCCGACGGAAGTGGCGATGAAAACGAGTCACCCATTCAACAATTGGACTCAATCGCCAAAGCCTACGCCAAAGACAATAACGTTGACTACGCGACCGCGTACTCAGTTGTCGTAGAGCAGAACGCGGAACTGTACCAAAAATCACTTAACTAACGCGCTATTCGTTGCCGACTTTTGAGCGATAGTATTTAAAAAGAAAAGGAAGGGCTGAAACATGGCTACAAAAGAAAATTTAAGAAGTATTACGCTACCGGCGGCAGCGGATTTTTCCACTACTGGCCAATGGAGATTCGGGACCGTTAACGCAAGCGGTCAAGTCGCGCTAACAAGTTCAGCCGGTCGCGTTGACGGTATTATTCAAGACAACCCCGATGCAGCTGACAAAGAATGTGCGGTTGGCATACACGGTGTGTCCCATCTTGAGCTTGGCGGCACGATCGCTGCAGGCGGGAGTCTCCAGTCAGGCGCAAGCGGCGTGGGAGTATCGGGCACCACTAACGCTAAGGCGATTGCCTTAGAGTCGGGCGTCTCCGGTGACGTCATTTCCGTACTGCTTTTGGGCTAATAAGCGCAAATCGTTAGCCAAGCTTTATTTAACAGTCTAAGGAGACGACAAGATGCCACAGCCAACTAGAGGGGACGTTCATGTTAATGCCCCGCTCACAAACATTTCGATTGCATACGTGCAAAATGCGAATAACTTCGTAGCAGATCGAATGTTTCCCGGTATCCCGGTAAGTAAGCAATCCGATCGTTACTACACATACGATCGGGGTGACTTCAACCGCGATGAGATGAAAAAGCGTGCCCCCGGTACTGAATCTGCTGGTAGCGGTTACGACTTGGATAACACACCGACTTACTACTGTCCGGTGTGGGCGTACCACAAAGATGTTGACGATCAAATTCGTGCAAACAGCGACAGCGTTTTGGCACCAGATCGTGACGCTACAATCTTTGTATCGCAAAAAGCTTTGATCCGACGTGAGCGTGCTTTTGCTGCAAACGCAATGGTAACCGGCGTATGGACCAACGAAAAAACGGGCGTAAACTCTGACGTTAACGCGAGCACAGAATTTTTGATCTGGAACGATGCCAACTCCGACCCGATCACTGATATTCGTACTGCCAAGCGTACCGTGTTAGAGCTGACTGGTTTTGAGCCCAATAAGATGACTTTGGGTAAAGCAGTTTACGATGCTTTAATCGATCACCCTGATCTTGTTGATCGAGTTAAGTACGGTCAGACACCCGGCGCGCCAGCTGAAGTTAACGCGTCCTCATTGGCTCAGTTGTTCGACTTAGAGGAAGTATTAGTCTCTAAAGCGATTTACAACTCAGCTAACAAAGGTGCCACCGAAGTGAGTTCGTTCATTTCAGGTAACCATGCGCTGTTGGCTTACGTTGCGCCAAACCCAGGCATTATGATCCCTTCCGCCGGCTATACTTTTAGCTGGAACGGTTGGATGGGCGCCTCACAACTTGGGCACCGTATCAAGCGCTTCCGCATGGAGCACCTTGAAGCGGATCGAGTTGAGGTACAAATGGCATTCGATCACAAGATAGTAGCGCCAGACGTTGGCTACTTCTTTGAGAATGCCGCTGATTTTGACGCGGTGGTATCTATCTAATGAGTAGACGTTTCCAACGACCGGCCTTTGAGAAAGATGGCCCTTTCGTAGTAAGAAACGCTTTTCTGTTCGGCAACCGTTGGTTGCCGTCAGGGAGTTTGTTCGAACATGAAGGTGTGCCGTTGGGCCGTCTCAAAGGCTTATATCGACAACGGCGTATAGACTTAGCGAGTAGCGTAAATAAAATAAAAAGCTTGGACGCTAAGCCTATAGTCACCCATTGGAGCGAGCTGGATGATAAGGAAGTTATCCGGTACGCATTTAAAATCACTGGGGTTAGACGTCGCAACCCGGATATTGCGCGAGCAGAATTAGGTGCGATGGAAGCGGCAGGAGAATTAAATGTCTTCAATCCTGCAAGGGCCGCTGGCTAACGCGATATTTGCTGGTTTTAAAGATAGGCTGTTGGTGGGCACCCATAGGCGTGAGACGCTTGGGACAACCCTCGATGAGTATGGCGACCCTACCGGCAGCACTGTGACAACAACGGCCGTGCAAGGTTTTGTCAGCGGGTATAACGAATTTTTTCGTGCCACTGCCGGCATACCCGACACAGACGTAAAGGTGAATATTTTTGCCAAGTCGGCGCCAGATCTTGTGCCCACAAAAGACGACTTAGTTTTATTTAACAGTGTGTGGTATCAGATAAGAAGCGTTAGAGTCGACCCGGCGACCGCATTATGGACGTGCCAATCTTTCGTAACTGAGGCGCCTGTATAATGCCGGTAGATTTTGACATACAAGCAATTACCCAACGGGTGGTTGACGCAGTAGAGCGCGGGTTACTGCAAACTGCAGTTTGGGTGAAGGACGACGCGTATCGACGTATAGTGGAGCCACCGAAAACGGGTATTCTTTATGTCGGGGCGCCATATAGGATAGGAAAACCGCCGCATCAAGCTTCGGCACCGGGCGAATCGCCGGCCGATGATACGGGTGCCCTAAAAACTTCAGGAAAGGCTTCTATGGAAGGGCGGTTGCAGGCTGCGGTAACTTTTGACGCGGGGTATGCAAGAAATTTAGAGCTGGGGATACCGACCGGCGACCGACCCCTAGCAGCAAGGCCATTTTTAATGCCGGCGGTAATGCAGGGTAAAAAACAGGTAAAAGTTATAATCGATAAAGAGCTGAAGAAATGAGCGTGGACGTTGGGCCGGGGTTAAGGGCAGCAATCGTGGGTGAAACCACGATAACCAGCCTGCTGTCTACTTATAAGGGTGCGCCTTCCGTCCACACTCGCCTACCCATCCCAGACGGTGTAGAGTTTCCGTATGTGGTAATCGGGCCTGATGTGGCCGTCACGGACTATGACGCCTTAACAGTCGACAGGCCGATTGTAGTACGAAACATTTACGTTTACGGCGTGGCGGGAAATGCACTGCAGGATGACTACAGAGAAGTCGAGCAGGTGGGGTATGCGTTAAGAACATTACTGCATCGAGAAAAAGATGCAATCGCGGTGACCGGGTACGATGTAGTGTCTATCGATATTTCAGGACCATTAAGCGCACCCACAAGTGATGAGAAAATTATTGGTAGATACGTGGTGGCCACGATTAGACTAAGGAGCACAGCATGACTATTTCGACTGGTAGTGGCGTACAGATTTTCATCGGCACGACTGTTGCTGCAGAAAACCTATCCCAGTTTTTGTCCGACAGCTACACGCTCATCGGCGAGACTGAAGATTTAGGCGAGTTTGGTGACGAAGCAGAGGAAGTAACCTTTGCGTCACTTGCTGACGGCCGACTACGGAAATTGAAAGGTGTTCGTAACGCAGGTACCATGGCACTAATTGTCGGGGATGACCCGGCCGATGCAGGCCAATCAGCGTTAATAGTGGCAGAAGCCAGCGTGCTCGACTACAACTTTAAAGTAGTGCTCAACGACCCGCTGACTGACGGCGGAACACCTTCAGAGCATTATTTTAGGGGCAAGGTTATGTCCAAGCGTTTAGCGGTGGGTACCGTTAACAACGTTTTGCGACGAACATTTAACATTGGTGTGAACTCGGCGATTATTGAAGTCGATCCTACTTAGTATTCACTAACAACCATTGAAGGCGGCTAAAATGGTTCAAGCTACACCGGGCGCGGGTGACGTAGATTTTGTGTTGGGCGACGATCTGATTGTATTGCGCCCAACACTTAAAGCAGCATTGAAGCTATCGACTAGGCCGGGAGGTCTGGCCGAATTAAGCCGAAAATGCCTGTCATTGGATATTGAAGCAATTTCCGACATTATGGTCGTTGCAACGGTTGAAGAAATATCGGGTAACTTGATGCAGCGAATATTTGAGGAAGGCGTTATCAATCTTGCAGGCCCGTGTGTTACCTTTATTAATAATCTCTCTAATGGCGGCAAGCCGTTTGAAGATAAAAGTGAGGGCGACGATAAAGACGGCCCTTTGGCGAAAAGCTAACGATCGACCAGTATTATCGAGAGTTAGCGAAATACGCTATGGGGTGGCTAGGGTGGACAGAACGGGACGCGCTAAGCACTGATGTAAACAGTATTTTGTTAGCTATGGAAGGCAAAAGCGAAATGCTCAATCCTTCCGCGCAAACAGACAAGCCTAACGCAAGTCTAATGGCCGCCAAGTTCAGATCTTTCAAACGAGATCACAACATATGGTGGGGGCGGCGAAATGGCTGACGGTGAAATTAAGGCGATAGTCACAGCCGATATCGCTCCTTTCGAAGCGAAACTGCGGCAAGCTAAAATACTTGCCGGCCGGTTCTACAAAGAAGTTAGCAAACCTGTAAAAATCGACGCTGATATTACGCAATTCCGTAATAAGATTAACGCTGCGCGTCGATTAGCGACGAATTTTAAAAAAGGCATTCGTAAAGCTGCGAAGTTTGATATCAGCACGACAAGCGCACGCACCAGCATTAGCCAGATATCCTCTGACGTTGAGCGGTTAAAGAAAAACATCCGAAGTGCCGTTAATATCGAAGTCAACATCGCTGGATTTAGAACGCAGCTGCGCAAAGTGCGCGAGATTGGCGACCGCTTTGTTAAGCAATATCGGCCCAAGCTAGAACTGCAGCTAGACCTGCAAAGCTTTCGCGAGCAGCTAAGGCAAGTTCGTACTGAAGCTGAAGGGCTGCGCCGAAATGTCAATGAAGCCACCGGCGCCCCGGCGGCCGCCAACGGCAATCAACAGGCCGCACAATCGGCCGATCGGCTATCACAGGCGCAAGAGCGTGTCTCGCAGAGTGCTAACCGGCAAACCGACGCCCTCAATAACGCCTCGACTGCCGCGCAACGTAACCAACGTGCTAATCAACAGGCTGCCCAAGCAACAAAGCGGTTTGATAATTTCGTGGGCGGTCTAGCAGATTCAGCCGCTTTAGTCACAGGGCCGCTGGGTGGCATAGCATCACGTATAAACGTGCTCGGACGTGCCGTGAGTGGCGGTACGGTGGCGATCGTAGGATTCGGTGTCGCCGTAACCGGGCTAGGCATTGTCCTTAATAAAGGCGCCAGAGAGGCTGAAAAGTTTCAGACCTCACAGCTAAGGCTTGAGGCTCAGGTTAGGGCTACGGGCCAAGCAGCGGGCGTCACAGCCGATGAGATCGTGGACTTTTCAAATAAACTCGGGCTGGCCACACTGGGTGATCCTTTAGAGATTCAACAAGTGGCGGCAAGGCTGTTAGCCTTCCGTGGATTATCGCGTGAAGTGTTTTTCGATGTGCTCACGTCTGCGCAAGATCTCGCTGAGCTGGGCTTTGGTAACCTCAACACAGCTGCCATAGCACTAGCGACTGCAGCCACAGAGCCCGAACGGGGGCTTAGTCGTCTTGAGCGGCAAAATATCAGGTTATCCCCTGCAATCAAAGACACGATCATTGCGCTATCCCAGCAAGGCGCCCGATTGCGTGCTCAAAAGATTTTGCTAGAGGAAGTGCAGAAAGCTACTGGCGGTGTCGCTAAGAGCGTGTCAGTAGGATTGTCAGGCGCTTTCGACACGGCCAATCAGCGGATTAGCGAGTTCTTTAAAACGGTTGGTGAAGAATCTGGTGCGCTCGACGGAGCGACTAACCTCGTTAATAAGTTTGCCGAATCGCTTGACGCGCTCACTCAAACTATTTCGAACATAGAGCCGTTATCGGGCCGTGCGGATTACGATGATTTACTGCAGAAGCGCCAACAGCTAGTTGACCGGCTTAAAAGTGATACTGCTAAAAACGACGCCGAGATCTTACGTAATCTGCAAGCGAATGTCGCAGAAATTGATGACGTGCTCGACGAAAAATACAGCGAGCTAGTTGCGCGTCAACGAAAGCTGCAGGAGCAGGTAAGTAATTCACAGCTACGGTCTAATTCGGTTCTACGTCGTAAGCAGATCGAGTCTCTGCAGAAAGTTCAAGAAGAATTGCGTAAATACGCTAAAGAATACACTCAGCTGCGTAATCAAGAGACGGGCCTACAGGAGTTAATAAAACGCCGTGACGAGCTGCGTGCGCAGTTTGGCGCGGGCGAGGGCGATACCACTAAAATCGAGGAGCAATTAAAACTACTCGATGGGCAAATCGCGGCAGCCGAAAAACGGCTAGAGGTACTGCAAGAGCAAAATAAGGCTGAAGAAGCCGCCGCCAGGGCTGCGTCCGATAGAGCGCAGGCCGAGCTGGATGCGCAGAATGCTGCGGAAAAAGCACGTCAACAGGCACTCGCCGAACAGAATCGATTAGAGTCCATACGCCGCGTGTCGTTACGTTCGCTTAAAGAGCAGAACGATATTCTGCAGCGTATAAATGCTCTCGAAGGTGTTAATGCGCTTAGCGCCCGTCAATACGCTGAAGAAAAGGAGCGCATTAGTCGTGAAGTTAGACTGGGGCTGACCGACTCTAAAGAAACTGCGGCGGTGTTGCAAAAGCAGTTAGACGTTGCTTTAAAAATCGGTAGCGCCGCTGAAATAAATTCTTTAACGCAACGACTCGCGGCCGCTAAAGCAAAAGAAGAATTGACCGAACGTGTCGCATTGAACCGCAAATTAATCGACATAGAGCGCGAGCGTGCGGCCCTCACGGCTCAACGTGAACAGGACGTTGAGGAACTGCAGAGTGTTGAGGCACAGATACGGGCGCAAGAAGAACTACTGCGCGTAGCCTATGCGTCCGAGGAAGCGAAAAAAGAGGCGCAAAAGCGAACAGAGGTCGATATCCGCTTGCAAGAACGCTTAGCGGAACTGGCCAAAGAGAATATCGAATTATCTCGCGCCCAGATTGAGGCCGAGCGTGCGTCTATAGCAACCCTTGTTGAAAGGGAGAGTCAACTTGAGAAGCTACAAGACGCGAATGAGAAGATCGAGGAGCAACAAAAAGAGGCTCTTGAGAATCAGAAGAAATTTCAAGAGACGGTTGCCTCTGGCTTCGCCGACATGCTGTTTGAAGTCGATAACTTCGAAGACGCAATCAAGCGGCTCATACTGCAGCTGTCAAAAGCAGCCGTCGAAGCGCGAGTGCTGGCGGCAATTCAATACGCTACTGGCACTGGTGACGGCACAATCGACGGGGGCAGCACAAGCGGAGGAATAGCTCAAATCCTTGGCAGTATCGGGAAGTCTGTATTCGGTAGTTTCCTTGGCGGTGGCAGCCCCTATAACGCTAGTGGCGACGCGGCCGCTGGCGTTATCGAAAGTCCGTATGTCGGCGTGCCAGTGGCGCACCAGGGCGGTATCGTGGGCCGTATGCCATCACTGCGCACAGTAGCCGCTAATGAGTTCATAGACGCGCCCAGGTACCATAACGGCTTACGCCAAAACGAGGTGCCTGCGATACTTGAGCGCGGCGAGGAAGTCGTACCTAAAGATCAAGTCGGGCGCAGAGATCGGGGTGATACGACAATTAACTTTAACGTGACGACACCGGACGCTAATTCGTTCAGGATGTCCCAGCGACAATTATCGAATCGAGCTAAACGGGCGGTGATGAAGTGAGTAGATTTATTGACGCATATCTTGATGAGCAGGTACCGGGCTTCCCGTGCATTTCATCGCCTAGATGGTCGACCAATATTCAGATAGTCGATTCAGGTGTCGAACAGATTAGCCAAAGATGGGTTCACCCCCTACATACCTACGCACTGCCCGATGCAATACGCGAACACGCAACGTTTAACGCGGTGCACAAGCATTGGATGGTCATGCGCGGGCCGGCATATACCTTCCCGTTTCGCGATCCTTTAGATTTTGCCAGCGTCGATTTAGAGCTACCCAATGTCGAGCCCACACTATCAAGGACCGATCAGATTATTGGGACGGGCGATGGTATCAGCAAAGTGTTTCAGTTAACTAAAACGTATACTGTCGGCGCACAGAGCTATGCGCGAAATATCTATCACCCGGTAGTGAGTTCAGTTTTAATAGGCGTTAACGGTGAAGATCCGAATACCGCTTCGCCTAACTACGGATACTCAATCGATAGGGGCACCGGCGTAGTGACTTTTGAAGTAGCGCCCGATTCAGGAGACGTGATAACGGCAGGTTTTTACTATGATGTAGAGGTTAGGTTTGCTGACGATAATGCCTTTGACGGTATTGTTCGAACATACAATGTTAGCGGGTTCGCTGATATTGAATTAGCTGAAGTGAGGCCGTGTAACTGATGGCGATACTATTTGCCGATAACTTTGATCGCTATAACGAAAACATGCTCGATATGCGGGATGTTTGGCGCGATATCGCGCAGAGTCAAGATACGGACCTTTACTGGCATGTCTCTACTGTGCGTGCAGCAACGGGTACTCAATCTGCCGGTCGAGGCGCACAAACTGAAGACGTAGCAAGGCTGAGGCGTTATATCGGCCAAAATCTTACAACAGTAGGGCTTGGCTTCAAACTATATCTGAGGAAACTGCCCACACGGTCCAGAGATTTTTTAGTAGCAGGATTCGAGGATCAGGATAACGGCGACAATATAGCGATATGCGTGGATGCCGTTGGGGCTATACGTATTCTCAGGGGGCACCATCATGGCGATCAAGAGGAGCCGGGTACGTTTTTATATACGACCAACCCGTTAGTGAAAACCGGCAGATGGCACCATTTCGAAATTAAAGTCTTTTTTGACGGCTCCGTAGGCTACGTTGTCTTACGGCTAGATGAAAAAGAAGTGGTCAACCTGCAAAACATTAATACGGTGGCTTCGCTGTCTGAAAAATATAGCTCTTCTGGTGAAAGTGCCGGTGTCGCTAATTGCGCGGCAGTTAGTTTTTTCATGGGCGCCAACAATATTTCCCGTGGTTTTGACGTTCCAGATACTTTTTTTAAATACGTCGATGACGTAATTCTTTGGGACACGACCGGCAGCTACAATAACGATTTTATGGGCGATCATCGCGTAGAGCACAAGTTAGTGACTGCTGATACCGCGCAAGCCGATTGGGGCGCCTTGAGCGGCAATGCTTTCGACAATATAAATGATTTGCCGCAATTGCAGCACGAGTCGTCTTTTATTTACGCCGGCACGCCCGGATCGCCTGATCTAGTATCTGAATTTGAAGTCGAAAATTTAACGGACACTACAGGTACCGTGGCAGCAGTTATAGCCGTTAATCACAGTAGGAAAGACACCAATACCGATGCCCCTAAAATACAAACGGGTATCGTATCGGGCGGTGCTGAGATTCGCGGCCCGCTAACAGAAGTTAACGGCGCGTACAATTATTATGAGGATGTGTTCGAAACTGATCCCAGCACCGGATTACCGTTTACACCAACCCAAGTAAATAATGTGAAACTGCAAATTAGTAGGGCTGAGTGATGGCGATACTGTGGATGGAGGGCTTTGACCCATACGGAACAAATAACCTACTTTTGACGAACGGTGAAAACTGGGCGTCTAACGACGATGATCGGTGGGAGACAGTCACGTCACAAGCTAGGACAGGGCAATATAGCACCTTTCGGGATGCGGTCGCCATTGATCGCAATGCACTAAGACGCATTCTGGGAAAGTCCGTTACGACCGTTGGCGTTGGTGTGGGGGTTTGGTTCACGGAGCTGCCTAAGTACAGTACAGATCACGTTCTTTACAGTCTCCACGATAGCGAAGGTCGCACTAATATTGGCTTACTGATTGAATCAACCGGGGCAATATCCGTCCTTCGCGGTCATGCAAATGATACGGGCCAGGAGGTTATTTTTGGGACCGTATTAAGCAGGACTGCCGTGCCGGCTATTAGGGCGAAGTGCTGGAATTACATCGAAGCAAAATATGTTTTCGACACAGTAAATGGTTCAGTTGAAGTTCGTGTGAATGGCGTAACAGTCCTAGCACTATCGGGGGTGGATACTGTTGCTAAAGCAAGCGACCATATATCTAGTAGCGACGAGGGTGACTGTAACGCAGAAGCGTCACGATTGGACTTTTATTTTGGAAGTAACACAGGCTCCTCTAATGCGCAGGTTGCGTTGCGCGATAGGTACATTGACGACGTTGTTGTTTGGGATGACAGCGGCAGTACGAATAATGATTTTTTAGGCGATATCCGCGTTAGACATTTAAAGCCTACCGCCGATACGGCACAAGCCGATTGGACGCCTTTAAGCGGTAGCGGGTTTAGCAACATAGACGATATGCCCGGCACCGATGACGGCACGACTTACGTTTCGGTCGGTGTACCGGGCTCACCGACTGAGCTTTCAAGTGAATTTGAATTAGACGATCTTGCCACCACTACCGGGCGTGTATTGGCCGTGAGCCCGGTCAGTCGCGTTAGAAAGACTGAAGCAGGTGTGGCCGCGTATCAGCACGGGATTATATCTGGCGCTACTGAAGAAATGGGCGCGGTTAAAACACTATCGGTCGACTACAACTATGTTGAAGATGTTATGCAAGTTAATCCGGACACGGGCAGTGAGTTTACTGCAGCCGAAGTTAATAGTTTAAAACTAAAAATTAATAGGGTGACGTAATGGCGCTTTTATGGTGTGAAGGTTTCGACCACTATGGCGGAGATAAGGATAAACTCGCCGAAGGCCCGTGGGCGCAGGTAGATACGTCGTTCTCCGAATTTACGCTAGACCAAACGATTGTGCGTACTGGAAATAATTCGTTAAAACACGAACAGATTGAAAACGGTGTTGCGAAGGTTGCCCGGCGTGTTTTAGGCGGGGAGAAAACCGGCGTGGGTGTCGGGTGCGCAGTTTATTATGATGCGCTACCGTCTCAAAATGATGAGTCCGTCATAGTGGATTTCAGGGACGCGGGCAACCGGCCGCTAATAAGTATCGTGTGTAATTCAACGGGCACGCTGCAAGTGACGCGAGGCGATGGTGTTGACGGTACCGTGTTAGGAACTACAGCTACGCCGGTTATCGTCGCACAGGCTTTTCAACACATTGAAGTCCAAGTCGTGGTTAGCGCGACAGTGGGCGCAGTTGAAATTCGTGTGAATGGCATTACACGTATAGCGCTTTCCAGTATTAACACAATA